CAGGCTTGAGCAATGCTGAAAGCGCAGTGTACCAGGAATCGGAGGAGTCCACATAATGAAACTATCAGTACACCTAGGTACCGTTGTAGGAAGCAAGTCTGTTAGCAACGATAACACTCTTATTATTCAGCCGTTGGACCCAGACGTAGCTGCAGAGTGCGGCGACCAGATTGAAGCTAATTATGGAAGTCCTTTCGGAGGTACTGGGTATGGATTCGTAGCAACTCCCGCAAACGGCGCAACTGTCTTATATGTTGACCTTAAAGGAGAGAAAATTCGCTATGATTATGTGTGGTTTGCGTGCGTATTTGACCCTACAGCAAAGCAGCAGCAGGTGAGCCAGTCGGAGTATAACCGACCAAGACCAGAAGATTTTCTACGAAACGCCGCCCACGGGAAACTCCCCTCACAGGATGATGACCCCAACCTCGGAGGCGTGCCAGAGAATGCTCAGCTATTCGGGACCGACGGATACAACAAGAGTGTGTTGTTGAAGTCTCAGGGCGGTCATAGATTTAAGATGTCTGACAACGTGTCTGAGGTTAATAATCGACTAGACGACGGGATAGAGCTTCAAACTAGGGGAGGGAAAACTTTACGACTAGACGATGAATATGATAATATTAAATTGTATGATGACTCCCTAAGCGTAGATAACGACCCTAATAGAATAATAGTACAGGCACAAGGAGAAGTCGCTGAGGAAGGAACTGTTTATACTGACAAGACCCAAATTTATCAGAAGAGGGACTTTGAGGGTATTTCCAGAGAGGGTTCCGTAAATAACACCATTCTGGATGGGAAGGGAACCTTGTACAGAGAAAATCTAGGAGAGGGGGACATACACGATATAATTGTTGGAAGGGGTAAGGACAATAAAGGGAATTATCTTCTTGATGCGAATCACGATGTTTCCAGCTTCTCTAGGAAGGGGGATATCTTGCAGAGATGCGAAGAGGGTAACACCACTCAGTATACTAAGCTTGACCATGATATAACAGTCGATGCGAATGCAAGTACTACTATCGCCGATGATTACACCTTGGCTATAGGGGGGAATTGGTCAACTACCGTCACAGATGACACTACCTTATCGGTGGGTGGAATGATACAAGTGACCACGTCAATGTTTCTAGATGTGACCTCTAGCTTGGAGACTAGAATGACAGCGGGCACAGGAATGTTCTTCACTGCGGGCTCTAATATCACCATGACGGCTGGAGGAGGGATGAATATAACGACAGGAGGAGCTTTAGTTATCACCGCGGGAGGCGGGATTTTGATGATAGCCCCAAGGGTGGATATAATATAGCCATGATTCCTGTAGCTCGCTTAATGGATTTACATTTACCTTTCGGGTTTATACTTACAGCGCCGCCTAAAGTGTTTGTATTAGGAATTCCTGTAGCAACCTTGGGAAGTATAACTTGGCCACCTAATATGGTTCCTGTTTCTCCTTTCCCGTGTGGACCGTGTCCCCCGTGCGTATGTTGCGTGCCAAACATTTCTTTCCCTGCGTCAAAAACCTACATAATGGGAATGCCTGTAACTCGAATGGGAGATATAAGCGTTCCATGTGGAACAAGTCCCGCTCTAGCGACCCAGACGATTTTCAATACATTATAATGCCTATATCACAGAACTCTCAGAACCTGCTCCCAAGTGAGTCTCTTACTAATGTGGCTAATAAGAAGACCGCTGAGAAGGAAGCATTAAACAATCAACTGGCTACTTTACAGGTAAGAGAGCAGAGATTGAGTCGGCAGGTGACCTACGAATCTGTGTATGACGGGAGACAGACGGTAGAATTGAAAGAAAGGCTGGCTGTTGATAGAGCGTTAGCAAATCAGGCTAAGGGAGCCCAATCAACGGCGTCTCTTGCGGGTACATTATCTGAAGGGAATCCTACTGCAGCGGAGAGTTTCGTTTATGACCCCACCTCACTTGCTCCAGGGACATCCGCGGACCCAAATGCAATTGAAGTCTTAGAAGTTGAAGTTGCCTCTGAGGTAGGAGACTCAGACTCGGACTCCTCCAAAGTCCTAGACACAGCCCTAGGGCTAGTAGGGGTTGCAATGGCGTTAGTCCAGACTGATTTAAAGGTTGTAAATCAAGACTTGGAGTCTATTAACGACACCCTCGCGAAGAGAGCAAGCGGCGAACTACCAGAACCAGAACTACAGACTCAGAATCTAGAGATGGCAGTCACTAACATATTCGATGACCTATCTCAGGGACTGACCGAAGATGAGAAAGCTGCTTTGAAAAATGGTTTAGAGGATGCACTTGCTCAGTCAGCGGAAGCTTTCTCCGAATTTGTAGAAAACGCTTTTGTAGTTCCTTATACTGATAACAAACGCCGTCTTGAAGCCGTGAGGGCGCAAATACAGAAGAAGATTCCTACTGTAGAAGATGCTCCTATTTTTGATTTGGTTTATGGACCCCCTCAATCTACTAAGGATAGGTTTGTTCTGTCCGAGGATGGCCTATACTACGATTCTAGAAATGGAGGGATTCCATTGATTTGGACAAAGACTGTCAATGATTCCTTCTGGCAGCACAGGTTTGCATCCAATAAAGGCGGCAAAGGAGTTTCTTATTCAGATTCTGAACACGATGCGTTTGCCGATACTATTTTCAGTGACGATTTTAAGGAGACTAATGGACGGGTGGAGGATTTTATTAGGTTTGATGACGTCCTCAAATCTCTGGTGACGGATAGGAACCTGGAGATTATGGACGTGTCCGCTACGATTGTGGATTTAATGACGAGTGGTTATGACGCTAGTTCCGCGATGGTGAAGAATTATAAGGAGTCGTACGGGGCGGTAGACAAGGCTTACTCTGACAAGATTAGAGTTAGGAAAAAGCAATTACAGCTAGCGGCGTTATTCGGACCTTTTGGGGTTACTGGAAAAGGTCACTCTATGGGTCCAGGACACTTCTACGAGATAGAAACTAATACGGACATATCCAACCTAGTAGAACCTCTCTGTGGCACCGACAAAGCAGGAAATCTATACTTCTCTGGAGACTCTCCATCCACAGGAGGAGGTCCTGTTGTAAGCGGTCCTGGTAATATCCCACTTAATCCTCCTGGAAGCGCGTCGGAAGCGCAAGTCTTGACGTACTTAGACAGAATCCCTATCAATGATTTTTCTTACTTGAAGAAGAGTGCTTTGATACCTTCGATTGATGTCCAGAAAAGGTTTACCTTGATGTCTTCGGATTTGGATGATGTTATAAAGCCTATGTCCCCGAAGTATCTTACTGCCGTGAAAAAGGGGGTGAACATAATCCCAGCTCTTGCTATCTCAGAGATGGCAGACAATGGATGGATAAATTCCTCAGGAGATAATTCTTTTTCTGGAGTGCTACCTCATGTAAGGAATTTGGATGATGATATTGTGACAGAGAAGTTGCTGATTCATTACGCATTTCTGGACCCTTTAGCAGCTACGTATCCTGGCTCTGACGACTATTTAGTCAGAAACCATGCTAGCACCTCCCCAGCACTGAATGGTAAGCTCGTGGGAGACCCCTCGGGGATGTTTGTTTCTGGTATTTCTATTCCGTACTTGAACGGAACCGTGTTAGACGCTGGTTTAAAGTATGGAGGTAACTACAACCAGGCATCGGGCTCGTATGTACGACTACCTTCCAATATTAGAAGTAATTCTTTATATCCTCCATCGAACTCTCTTGATAATTTGATGTACAGCACGGACGGTTGGAGTTTTGATTTTTGGGTCCATACCCCCGAACTTCACCCCTCTTTAACATTCGACCACCGTTATAAATTAATTGTTTCCAATGAGAACTGTGGAGATGAGGGAACCAGAGGATTGATGGTAGGGTTCAGAGATAGAGGACGCCCACAAACGAACTCCTCTAGTGGACTTGAATTTGTCATTCTCAGAACGGAGGGAGCGGGCGATGCGGACTGGAGCCAGAGCGTTATTATAAGCAGTGAAGTTTCTGGCGCAGGAAGTGCATCTAGCTGTGTAACAGAGAAAGGGTTCGTAATACCGCTCGGCGTGACTACGGATAGCGGTAAGGATATAGGTCAATCTGACTCTGAGTTTGCTCATTATAATGTATCTTATGATGTCTTAGGAGATACTATAGCTGTTTATCTAGACGGAGAATTCTTGTCTTCAGGAGTGGCGTCAACCTCTTTCGGGACCAACCCTGGCACCTCTCTGAACGTACCTTCTCGAATAACGAATACAAGCCATAACGACGAGTATGGTAGGTTTGGAGAGAGTTTGTACTCTAGAGCCAGCTTCCCCTCCTTTCCTGTGTTTACTCCATGGATTCTAGGAGGTGGTTTCACCGATGGTATCTTCGAAGCGTCCTCCGTCGTTAAAACCCCCCCAGGATTCCTCGGAAGCAATACTGATAAATCTTTCTATATAGAGGGTGAGGTTGGACCTAAGGGAGCTGTTTTAGGACAACACACGAATTCTGGCGAGCCACCTGTGCCAGGACTGGGAGGATATACCAAAAGCGCCCCTTCTAATAAGTTCGCGAGGAGCGGTCTCGAAGGATTCTTAGGAAGTTTCAAGGTGTATACGAAGCCCCTAGATAATAAAGAGGTTTTGTTGAATTACGATGCACAGAAAGCATACTTCAAGAACATTCTAACTAACACGCCGAGAACATTATAATGTCAATTTACGGAGATTTCGCATTTAAAACTACGGAGGATATAACCAAAAGCATCCTCGGTACCGCGTTTCCTGTAAGAACGACTAATACTGGAGGGTATTTCAGTAGGGCGACAGATAAAATGGCTCTCAAAGCTGGACTAATCCAGCTTATTCTCACTAGAAGAGGCGAGCGGGTGATGATGCCAGATTTTGGTACTGATATTAGGGAGGCTGTATTTGCTCCTTTAGATATGTCTACCGCAGCCACATTGGGCTCTCAGATATCCACTACTATTTCCAAATACGAAAAGAGGGTTATTTTAAAGAATCTTGATGTCGTCCCTGATGAGTCTAACAACACTTTAAGTATCGCGCTAACGTTCTCTGTTAAGGAGAATATATTAGGGTCCGCGTCTTTGAATATTTCTGTAACCCAACGAGGGTTCTCCATAACATAATGTCTGTAAATAACGTTCCTAATAGTAACCCAGCTTTCAGCGGTTTGTACAATACCGCTGGATTTGACGGTCAAGTAACTTCCGATTTTATGAGGGCTGGTCTCATACCTCCGAACCTCAGGAAGAATTTAATAAACTACGCTGATGCGGATTTCGATGGATTGAAGTCCAACATCCTAGAGTACGTGAAGGCTGTGTATCCCGAGGACTTTAATAATTTTTCTGAGTCTGACCTAGGGATTATGATGGTAGAACTAGTGGCATATATGGGAGCGGTCCTCTCCTTTAAAGCTGATGCGACAGCTCAAGAACTCTATTTGCCGACAGCTAGGAAGACTACGAGCGTTAGGAAACTACTAGAGCTTATTGGAGTTCATATGCGAGGTCCTAACTCTAGTAAAGCTTCGTGTTCTCTAGCGTTGCATGACCTAGAACAGGCTATAGCCCCTGGAGAAACTTTTGTTATTTCTAATGTGAATAGGACTATTAATTCTCAAAGCACAAGGGATTCTTTGCCTTTGAGCTATTCGATGTACAAACTGATGGCTAACGGAGATATAGATACGTCGTCCTTAGATATTGAACTCGGTGTCTCCGATTCGATTGGTGGACTAGGCACAACTTTCCCATTGATATTTCTGGAAGGGATGATGCAGGTACAGGACGGTTCCTTCTCCAATATACCCTCTCAACAAACAATTTACGTATCTACTCCTTCAGTAATCGAAGGTAGTGTTGTGGTATCGGGCATTGACGGTATATTCAATGAAATAGACAGTCTGTTTTTCGCTTCTGGTGGAGAGGACATGGTGTTTGAGAAGAGATATAGAGATGACTATTCTGTGGATTTATACTTCGGGGACGGGCTACGAGGAAGAGCTCCTCTTCCAGCCAGTGAGTATAAAGTTCTATTCAGGCATGGAGGAGGAGTCAGGGGAGATATTCCAAAGGAGCACATAAACGCAACCATTCCTTCCACAAAGCTTCCCTCTGGAGAGGCTGCGAAGATGATTGCGACGAACAACGCCGCTGGCACAGGAGGTTTCAATGCAGAAACTCCTGACCTAGCTAAGAGGTTTGGACCTCAATGGTTTGCCACGCAATATAGAGCAGTGACTGGGGAGGATTATACCACTTTCGCAACTCGTTATATCTCTGACCAAGGTCAGGTAGGAAAAGCTTTAGCGATGCTTAGGGATAACGGAGGTGCGGGTAACATGATTGACATCTACACTTTGACTAGAGCGTCAGACAATCAACTGGAGAGGGCTAATTTCTCTTTCAAGGAGGGAATGTTGTCCTATCTGAATAAGTACAAAATGTTGACTGATGAACTCACTATTGTAGACGGGCTCGTTAGGACCTTGGACTTGGTCGCCACTGTGTTCGTGGATAGGGACCGTCAGTTGAATTCCCAGGATATCCAGGGGAGAGTGTCCTCAAGGATTCAGGAATTTTTCGATATAGTTAATATAGACTTCGGTACTCCGATTAAATGGGCGGATTTAACAAACCATGTTTTAGAGGACAGTGCGGTAAGATTCTTCAAAGTGGAGAACTATTCCAATGATATTTACCCTCAATTTAATGAAATCGTACAGCTTAACAACTTTGAACTGAACTTACAGGTAGTATAATGGCGGACAAGAAATCGTACACCAAGTACAACTACATCGATGTTGTCCAACGCATTACTCCAGAATTCTATAGAGTTCTTGATTACAATGAATATGGTGACGAGGAAGATATTTCGTATGCTTTTCTTGGAAAGATATTAAGAGCTGCTTTAGAGTCTGATGCGTATATGGATGTTAGCGGAGAGGATACTTCCTCCTTGGCAAGGTTCTTTTCCCCTCTCTATAAAACATCTGATATATCTCCCTACTCCTTTGAACGTTCAGTTCTTTTTCCATTTGGTAAGAAGCTAATAGATTTTTCTTCGGACAAGGAGCTTATTGATTACTTCTCTGGCACGATTCAGCCAGCTGCTGCTTTAAACAATCCTATAGGATTTGCAAGTGCCTTGTCTTCAACGGTGTCCTCGATATATGAAGACATTGGACTGACTCACAGGTATCTTATGGATAACTTGGGCTGGTTCTATTTACTTAACACTTCTTCCCCTTTTGGCGTGTCTCCCAATACTTTAGTGGCGTCGTCATTGATTCCTACTATTAGGACTGGGCGTACGGCATATCTGTCTGAAGGAGTAAAGCTTCTATTTAAGTATTTCTGGGTAGCTAGAGAGGAGTCTGGTCAGTTTAACTCACTGTTTCCACCTGCGTACACGCGGGCGGCAGATTTGATTCCCTCGGAAGCTTCGCTGTCGGGTAATCAGATGCTCCCACTGGTAGACCTGCACATCGACACGTGGTTGAG